GAGGTTCTGGACCAATGGGCCAACGACGCCGAACACCGCGCCACAGAGGCTGAACGGGGCCTTCAGGGGGAGTTGTTCGCATGAGCAGGGCCGCACGCTTCACCCAGGCTGACGTGGCGCGGGCCATCAAGGCTGTGCAAAACGAGGGTAAGTCCATCGCCGCTGTGGACGTTCGCCGCGACGGGACCATTCGCGTCTTTATTGGCGAGCCCGCGCGTGCGCCTGATCTGGCCAGCGAAGGCCCCGACGAGTGGGATCGGCTTATCGCCTCCGCATGAGCGACATGGCGACCATCGAGCTAAAGTACGTCAAGCGGTATCAGGACCGACACGGGAAGGTGCGCCACTATTTCCGCGCGCCGGGTCGCAAGCTGACGCCGCTTCCGGGCCTGCCGGGCTCCGTCGCCTTTATGGCCGCTTATGCCGATGCGCTGGACGCTCTGGCCATCCCCGAGGGCGCCGGGAAAGCTCCCAAGGCGGGTACGGTCTCCGCGCTCTGTGTCGCCTACTACGCCAGCGCCACGTTCCGGGGCCTGAACGTCTCGACCAAGGGAACCTATCGCAACATCCTTGACCGCTTCCGCGCCGTGTATGGCGACGGCGGCGCAAAGGCTTTGAAGCCGACGCACATCAAGACCATTCTGGACAAGACCGCCGACCGGCCCGGCGCCGCGCGCAATCTGCTAAAGGCCCTGCGCTCGCTGTTCGCCTTCGCCGTCGAGCGCGGGCTAGTGGCCCATAACCCGACCGCCGGAGTAAAGTTTAAGGCGCCGAAAAGCGACGGGTTCCGCGCGTGGACCGAGGACGATATCGAGGCGTTTCGCAATCACTGGCCAGCCGGATCTCGCGCCCGTCTCGCGCTCGCCCTGCTAGTCTACACCGGCCAGCGCAGGTCGGACGTGGTGCGTATGGGGCGCCAGCACATCCGCGACGGCTGTATCCAGGTACGGCAGAAAAAACGCGGCGTTGACGCCCCGGTCCTGTCAATCCCGATCCATCCCGACCTAAAGGCCGAGCTGAACGCCCTGCCGAAAGAACATCTTACGTTTCTTATGACCGCTTACGGAAAGCCGATGAGCGAGGCGGGCTTTACAAATTGGTTCGTTCGGTGCGCGAGAGAGGCGGGATTGCCTGCAAAGTCCTCGCCCCACGGCCTGCGGAAGGCGGCAGCGCGGCGTCTGGCTGAAGCTGGCTGTTCGGCTCATGAAATTATGGCCATCACCGGCCACGAAAGCCTCAAGGAAGTGGAGCGGTACACATCGACCGCCAGTCAGGGAAAGCTCGCCAAGTCGGCAATGGCCCGAACCGTGAACGGGTCGCTGTCTCACCTGATTGTCTCACCCGATCCTGACGCCTTATAGAAAAGGCGGTTGCGCTAGGGGGTGGTAGGCCCGGAGGGAGTGTCGCAAGTGTGCCGGATCAATCGGTTGCACTGTCTCACCGTCCCCGGCGCCCTAAAGCGGGGCTTGGCGTTGCGGGGATAGTGTCTCACCCGGAATGCCTACCCCAGCCCCTTCTCGACTAGACGGCGGATGGCTTCGGATCGGTTTTCGGACAGGTCGTGTTCAGCGGCCCAAGCGTCGATCCTGGCCAGCGCGTCAGGCGTGAACCGCAGGGCGACGAGCTTGTGACCCGTTGCCGGTCGCCCGCGTCTTTTTTGTATAACATCTGTTGCATCGGTCATGGATTGCTGTATAACAACACCAACGCACAGGAGCAACCCACATGACCACCGAACAGATGATCGCCGCTGCCAAGGCCCGCCGCGAGGCGCAGGGCCTGAAGGTCACGATTACGAACCTAGAAGGCCGCACTTTTGACAGCTTCCCCTCGACTGCTGCGCAGCGCGCCGACCTGATCGCTCGCGCCACGGCCAAGGGCTACACGGTGGCCGCTCAATGACCGCCGCCCGCAAGCTCTCCCCGGCCACTCAAGCCAAGATCGACGCGCTCAAGCTCAAAATCGCCGAGCGCCGCGCCATGCTTGTGCAGGAGCGGGTTCGCGACGGGATGGTCATGAGTGACGGTCGCGTTCTGCTCGTTGTCGCGCCGCCCGCCCACCTCGCGCACATGGAAGCGTTTGACTGATGCGCGTTCTGATCGCCTGCGAATATTCCGGCGCCACCAAGGACGCCTTTCGCGAGCGCGGCCACGACGCGTGGTCGTGCGACCTTGACCAAGAGCCCGAGGGCCGCTGGCCTGAGTGCCACCTGCGCGGCGACGTGGCCCAATACCTCGACATGGGCTGGGACCTGATGATCGCTCACCCGCCCTGCACCTATCTCGCCGCGTCGGGCCTGCACTGGAACGGACGGACGGAAGGGCGCGCGGGGAAGACCGAAGACGCCCTCGCCTTTGTCCGACTGCTCATGGCCGCGCCAATCCCGCGCATCGCCATCGAGAACCCCATCGGCTGCATCGGCACGCGCGTCCGCCCGGCGGACCAGATCATCCAGCCGTATGAGTACGGCGACGACGCCAGCAAGGCGACGTGCCTTTGGCTCAAGGGCCTGTCTCCGCTGCGCCCGACCGCGCGCCTTGCCGGCCGCCGCGTGACCGACCCGCGCACCGGAAAGATTGTCGAGCGATGGGCGAACCAGACCGACGGCGGCCAGAACCGCCTTGCGCCGTCCGCCGCCCGCTGGAAGCTGCGCTCGACCACATACCCCGGCATTGCCGCCGCGATGGCCGACCAGTGGGGCGAGCCTGACGCTTGTCTTCTGCTTCTCGCAGCCATGACCGCCTGAACGCAGAAAAGGCCCCCACGCCGAAGCGCAGGGGCCATTGCTGTTGAGATCACATTTGGTGATCCCAAGGGATCAGCGCGCTGATAGGTTCAGAACGGCCACCAGCCGGGCCGCTTGGGCGCGACCGCTTCCATGACCTCCGCCTGCCGCTTGTCGCAGGCCTCGGCGATGGCAATCACATCCGCCGTCCGCCCGTTGGCTTGATCGAGCGCAGCGGTCTGGCCGTCGAGCGCCGCGTAGACGTCGCCCGCCGTCGCGTCAGGGGGTGGAAGGTCCGCCGGGGAAACCGGCTTCCGGTAGCTCTGCGGGATTAGCGGGCCGCACGTCAGCGCAGCGAGGATGATCGGCGTACGCGGCGTAACGGCACAGCCCGCGATTGCCGGTGCTGACAAGGCCAGGATCAAGACGAACGCCAGAGCCCGGCGCGGCGAGAATGGCGGCACGGTTGGCCTCCCGGATGATGATGGTCTGGGTGTCGCGGCCGGCGCCGGCCTGGGTGATGTCGGCGGCGTCCTGCGTCGCGGCAGCCTGGCCCTCGGCGATGGCTGTTTCGGCCGTCGCCTTGGCCGCGTCAGCGATGGCGCGGTCGGTCCGGGCCTTCTGCCAGCCGAAGGGGTCGGCAATCGCGCTGGCGAGGCTCAGGACGCCGAGGACGCCGACGAGCGCCACGAGGGCCCAGAGCGCGACGCGCCCGGCTGTGCGGGCCTGCGCTGCGCCGGGGATTAGGTCAGTCATTGCCAGGCGCCGGCAGTCAGCGCGGCCAGGTAGTGCCCCGCCTCCGCAGCGATCTCGCGGGCGTGGTCGGTGCCGTTGATGATCCGCCGGGCGTTCACAAAGTCTGTTTTGTCAGCGGTGATGAAATCCGCAAGCTTTCGTCCGGTGAACCAGCCTTCGGCCATGCCGCGCACCATGATTGCGGCGGCGATGTCGGGGCGCATGGCAAGGTCAGGGTTGCCGACGAGCGGATAACCCAGCGCGTCGCCCGCCTTGGCGTAGTTGGCCTTCCAGGTCAGTTGCACATAACCCCGACCGCAGTAGCGCACGCCGTCGCCGGGGATCGTGTTGCCCATCTTTCGCGCGCGCACCGGATCGCGTCCACTGACGTCATACATGCGCGTGAAATAGGACGGCCCGCCCCATTCCTTGATCGGCTGCATCGTCCCGCCGGTTTCCCGGTCTGCCGTGGCCAGCGCGTAGGCGGTCCACTTGGGGCCCCATCCCGCCGCGCCGCACGCCGCTAGGATCGCGTTGACGCCATCGACCTCGGATTGGTCAAGAGACGAGCCGAGAAGGTTCGCGGCCTTGACGGAGGCGAAGAACGCCGCGCCGTTGCCCAGCTTGGTCATGTTGCATTTTCTCGTGATGTGGTAGGAAATGAGCGCGCCGGGTTGATTGCCAGCAGCTTACGGCGGCGGCCAGATTGGGCTTTTCTCGGTAGGGTCGCCGCCGACTACCTCACCGCCCGCCTGAGCAGCCATCGCGCCGCGAACCACGCCGCCGCGAGAACAGAGCCGACGCCCAGCGCAAAGCCGAACGCGAACGCCAGCAGACCCATGCAACACCCACCCCGATCAGGACGCCCTCAACGACGTGGACTAGCGGCCACATCAGCCGGGTTCAGGATCGACCGGCAGCGCAGCGGGGGCGGGATGCTTGCCTTTGCCGAGCCGTTTAAGCTTCACCCGGTAGCCTGCATCGACCATCGCCTGCACCCATTCGGCGCGCTTGGCGTACCATTCGTCGTGACGGCGCTTGGCTTCTTCAGGGGTCATGGACATCAGGCGGGCCTCACGTTGGCGCCGCCGGGTCGCTTAGGCGTCAGCGGGCAAAAGATTGCTCTTCTTCAGGTTCTGATCTGCCGGCACGATCTGGAGGTTCCACGGCACGTGAAGGCCACTGACGTTGCGACCGTTTAGCGGGACGATGTGGTCGACATGCCAGCCATCGCCCATCCGCCGCGCCCTGCGATAGATGTCGCGCATTTCGGCGCGCTGTTCGGGCGTAAGCCAGGCTGGAGTGGCGCGGCCTCGGCGGCCCCGGCGCTCTGCGTTCAGGGCGTACTTCTTGACCGGGTCCTTTTGATGGTTCCGCCGGTGCCACTCATTGTACTTAGATCGGTACGCCGCGCGCTTTTCGGGATCACTCAGCGCCGCTTTGAAGAGTTCGTACTCGCGCCTCGGATTTGCTTCTCGGTACTTGGTCTTGGCGCGCTGCAACGCCGCCTTGTGCCGCTCCGGGTTTTTCTCCTTGCAGCGCCGCATCGCCTCTCGGTGGCAGCCCTTGCACTTGCCGCTGCCGTACCGGCCATCGACATGGCCGTTCTTGCAGGGCTTTACGCCGCCGTCTTCGCCACGTCGAATCGCGCTCGCTTCCACGTCAGATACTCGGCTGCCGCCTCCAAACTGTAGAACGGAGTAATATAGCGAACCGGGTCATTAGCAAAGGCGGGATCGATAACGGCGGCTAATGACCTAGCCCAGTTGCCGTCTTGGAATCCCTTCTCTCGCGCGTACTTGTCGAAGTCTTTGTACGTACCCACCCTGAACCCATGGCAGAGGCGACGAGGGTCATTGTGGAAGATCGGGATATAGCCTGTTGTATGGCGGTGGCCGCAGGCCATGATGTGATCGCGGAAGCCGAACAGCGTCTCGCGGACCAAGGCGTGCGCAGGGTTAAACTGCGACCCGCCCGGAAAGTCGTGGCGAACGTGCATGGTGAAGTTAGCGCCGGACGGCATGTTCAGGCGAAGGCGCGTTCCGCCCGTGTTCATCACACCCACCCGACCTAGCAGCCGGTGCATGACCGCCGCCGGATCGCCCTTTTCCGTATTCCACGTATCGTGGTTTCCATCTTCCCACAGCAGCCACGGGAGGGAGGTCATCAGCCACTCGATCAGCATCAGCGACTGTTTGGCCGTCACCTCTTGGTCGGAATACAGCTTCATCAGCCGCCCGACCCAGTTGTTGCTATTGTCGCCCACGTCCACCGCCATCATGCCCGGCGTGTCGCGACACAGTTCAACGTCGCGCTTCAGGTCGCCCCACGCGCAGCCCGGATCATCAATGTGGGGGTCCCCAAAGAAGGCGACGCCGATTGGCCCGGGCATGTGGACCTGAACGTCGCGCAGCTTGCTCGCGTCGTGGAACGCCTTGCGCTTCATGTGCCGCGCGGCTAGCTGGTCGATCAGGGTTTCCGCGTCGGGCTCGCCGTCATCAGGCAGGGCATCCACGGTGAAGATCGCAGCGTTCTGGCGAGGCTTGAACCGCTCGGGATCGGGCTCCAGTCCGTACTTGGACTTCGCTGTTTTGAGCCGGTCATAGACGCCGTTGCGATTGACGCCGAGCCGATCCGCAGCTTCTCGGATGGCGCTGCCCTCAAACGATCCCCGCCCCGGATCAAGGGGAAAGCCCTCCTCCAGGCACTCGTTGATCGTCTCACACAGATGCTCGAACCGTTCCCGGCTCCAAGGCGTACTCATGCGGGATCACCTATCGAAAGGCCCGGCCCTTGGGCCAGTGGCCGAAGGTTTCAGGGTTTGCCGTTTAGGGAGTGGCTTGCTCAGGCGACGGGGGCGGTGTCGGGCTTCCGCGCCAACCGGCGGCGAGCTTGGCCCAGTCTACAAGGCTGGCCCCCATCATATAACAGCCCATGACCACGACGTTTTGCGCGACCAAGGCTATCGCCACCCACTTAAGCGCATCCGCGTCAGTCAGCTTGGCGATGATAACGCCGACGCCGATAGCGGTGAGCCCGCCTAGTCCAAATGTGTAGATCCGCCGCCACTTGAAGCTGACTTCAGCGGGCGTGTCGTCAACCCCACTCACGGCGCCGTGCCACCAGTGCGACGGCGGCGAGTGTTAGGCTCCTCAATCACGAAGTGCCGTTCCAGCAGCTCGCGAACGTACTTAAGCTGCTCCTCGACCCGGATCAGCGCATCCGCCGTCGCCCGGTGCGCCTTGGCTTCCGCGTCGGTTCTGGCGTTGGTCGCCGTCAGATCGCGCTCTGTCGTGTTCAGCCGGCCCTCCAAGCGGATAAGCCAGACGATGGCCGCGACCGCAGCCAGACCAATCGTAATCAGTTCACCCGAGACAGGCATGAGAATCACTCTCTCTGGAAATATCAGGAAGGGTTGAAGGCTGCTATCGTGGCGATGGCCGCCGCTCAGAACGCCGCGTTTACAACGAAGGCGGCGAGGAGGCCGAAGCGGCGACTACACATCGAGCGTCCCGGTGATCGTGATCCCGCTGTCAATCTTCCCGTTGCGGATATAGCCAGATGCTCCGCCGCCGGAGTTGCCGACGCCGAGAGATCCGGTGTTGGTGTTCCGAACGGTGACGCGGTGCTGCACAGTTCTCGCGCTGCTCTTGAGCAACTGAATCCCATAGGCAGCTCCGATAGCCACGTCATTGACATAGGTGTCGGTAATCGTGATCTCACCCGCGTCAGTCGTGCTCGGACTGTCGTGAATGCCGATGCCGGTCACAGAAGCCGCACGCATGACCACCCGGCAACGGTCAACGATGAAGTCCTGGCCGTTTGACAGGCCCGTGCCGATTGTCCACGTATCCTGAGTAGCCCCGCCCTTGATCGTCATCTCTTCCATGATGCTGACCAGCGGGTAACGCAGGATCAGCCTGCCGACCGTCGCGCGCTTGGCGGTGCCGTTCACGCCGTCAATGTGGATGGCGTAGCCGGAGCCCTGACAGTCAACGGTCCCGCCACGGATGCGGAACGGGAACGGAGCCTCGATAGTCGGCCCGGTATTGCTCGCCTCGTTCGAGTAGATCAGCGCGTCTTGCGGCAAGTCCAGCGTGATCCACGGCGGCAGCACCAGCGGCGATTGATCGCTTCCGCCGGGCGAGACGAGCGTGATCTGCTCGCTGTAGGCGTCGTCAATAACCCGCACCACGACCTGATTCGAGAAGCTGCATTTGTCCGACATCGGGAACGGGCCAGACCGCGTGATCGTGTAGGCGGGATCATAGAGGCTCTGGACCGCCGCCAGAACGGTGTTGAAGTGCGTCGCCGTGACCGTGCCAGCGCCGACCGTCAGCAGCGTCTTAGGCTCTGGACCCCGCTTGAACCGCGCCCGCATTTCCGAAGGCGTGATCGTGCGGTCGGCCCTGATGCCCGTCGCCGCCATCGTCGTGTAGGTGGTGATCAGGCCAGACCAGGTCGTGATGTTGGCCCAGTTAACCCATATCGTCGCGGTGATGCCCGTAAACCCGGCCATGTCGTTCTGGAATAGAACCAGAGTCTTTCGCGTGTCGGCGACAAGCGCCGCTTTCGTCCCGGAAACGACCCGCGTGCAAACATCAATCCCGGCGATGGTGTCGTAAACGGTGAAGCGGATGCGACCGTTGCCGCTGCCAAGATCGAGAACCTCATAGTTGAGGCAGTATCGCTCCCCGGCGTCGCCGCCCTCGATGTAGATGTCCGAAACGATGGGCCGGATATAGGTGTCGGTCGCCGTGGTCAGGAAAGCCGGAGAAGCGGCCACCGCAAGGGCCTGGACCCGCGCCAGCGCGTTGACCGCCGTGACGTCGCCCGAGTTAAACTGGATACGGCTGTTGACCAGCCCGCCCTCAGCATAGGTGATGTTGCTGCCGTAGCTGCCGAACGACGTCAGCGCGCCGAAGTCTACCTCAATGGTGCCGATGACCGTCCCGGCTGCAATGCTCAGCGTGTTGCCGGAAAGGGCAGTGAGGTTGAACGTATAAAGGCCAGTGTAGCCCGTCGCCGTTATCGCCGCGTTGCCGCCGGTCGTGCAGAGGTCGGTATAGGTGGACGTGCCGTCGAACGTGGCCAGCTTCGCCCAGAACTTGGCATCCGAGGAGCGCAGCCCGCACCAGCGTAGAACGACCTTGGAAGACCCGAGCGGATAGGTCGGATCAATCGTGATGTTCGTGCAGCGCAGCACGCCGAGCGCGGCGGCGCTGGCGTTGGGCCGAGGCAGGGTAATCAGCGGCGACTGCGACCGGGCAAGGTAGTCCACCGCCGAATTGGCAGGGATTTGCTCCTGAACGTCGTTGTCGAAGCGGGCGCCGGTTTGCAGCCGGTTCTCGTACAGCCGCCCAACCGCCGACGTGATGCTGCCCGCGTAGGTTCCGAACACCGCGCCGGTGCCGAAGTCGATCAGAGCGCGACCGATCTTCGTGCCGATAGCCGGGCCGAGATTGGTCGTGATCGTGTAGAGGTCGATCCACTGTTGGCCCGCCAAGGTGGCGGCTGCGGTTAGGTAGGTGCCGTTGTGCGTGATCGCCGAGCCGTCGTTCAGGGTCGAGGCCCCCTCGCGGATCTCCTGGGTATAGGTGGACGCACCATCGAACGTAGCGAACCGCACCCGGAAGCGCCCGCCCGACGTGGCGTCGCGGCCCATTTCGCGCACGCCAAAGTTAGTCGGCAGGGTGACGGCAACACCGCCCACGCTCTCGTAGATTTCAATTTCAAGAATCTTCGCAAGCGCGTCAGTTGATGCTGGCGGCGTGCGATAAGGCTGCGCCGCTCCTCGCGTTACCTCCTCAGTCGAAAGGCGTGTGGTGAGGGAGGTATCGGCGCTCGTCCGCGTGACGGTCTCGGTCGAAACGCGGGTGGTGAGGGAGGTATCGGACGAACCGCGCGCACTCTCCTCCGTAGACAGCCGCGTGGTTAGGGAGGTGTCGGCGGCAGCGCGAGTGACGGCCTCATCGCCAATCCGGTCAGGACCCACATAGCTCCACGAACCCGAACCGCTGGAGCCGGACTTTTTGTAATAGCCGTTTGCGGGCGGCGAAGAATTGTCCGCCACGACGAGTCCATAGGTGTCTGCGGCGTGGTTAAGGTCAGCGTCAAGCTGGGCAAGCGTGCCCTTTACGATATAGGCCCCGCTTGAACCAGCGAGGTTAATCCTCGTGTCAATCGTGCCAAACAGCGAGCGAATATCAGGCTTGACCGGCTCGTGAGCGCCCGAAGCTGGAACGCCGTCAGAGACGTAATCCCGAAAGACCTCGGCGGCCTCGGTGGTGATCTCACCCATGGTGAAAACCTCAGACTGTAATGGAATCGGGGCCAGCCGGGGGGCTGTCCGCATCGGCGGCGTTTTCAGCCGTGACCCAGTAGTAGAAAGTCCCCGCGCCGGGGGCGTCCTGGTACTCGACACTTTCGCCAGGCGAGCCCGTCAAGGCGCCGGAAATGTCCGTCGCGGTCCCGAACGTCGCGGTCGTGTTTCGATAAACGCGAGCGTGGTCGAAGTTCACGCTGGTCGGGTTGCGCCAACTGACAAGTACGTCTGGCGGCGATCCGCTGGGATCGGCCTGAACATTCGTCGGCGACGCCGGAGCGACGTTGTCGGTCGATGTGTTGACGTCAAAGGTGGTGGACCACGGGGAAATGTCCCCGCTTCCGATTGAGTAAGCCGCCTCGACTTCCAGATCGTCGTTAGCGGTTACAAAGCCGGTTTCAAGCTGGATCGAAGTTCCCCAGACGACGCTGCTGTATTGGGCCTCATTCCAGCTAACACCGCCATCTACGCGCCAGCGGATAAACCACGTCAGGTCTTCTCGGTCAGGCCCGGCGACATCGACAGAAAGCCGAACGCCCTCTCCGCCAGTGCCCGCGCTTTCAAAGAATGGTGTGATGTCATCAATGGTTGGCGCCACAAGGGCGACCACTGACGTCCGCGTCTCGGTCGCAGGCCCGTCGCCCTCTTCGGTGGCCGGGTTCCATGCGTCGATGTTTTCGTCCGCGACGATCCACGAGAACACAATCCTCATTGACGACAGGTCAAGCTCTGCCCCGACAATCTCGACCACCACATCGTTGAGCGCGGTGATCTCTGAAATCTGAATGCGGACGTATCGCTCGCCGAGCGCCTTGAGGCCGTAAAGGTTCGTCGTGAAGGTCCCGCGCATCTCAGCGGCGAGGCGGGACATTCGGCGCTTAGCAAGCCTGCGCGCCTGACTGTTGTTCTGGACCCAAGTAAACGCGACGTCCTGAAACCGCTCTATGCCGCGCGCAAGGATGTCGCTTTCGTCACGCCACGGGTCGGTTTCAACTTCCTGAAACTTGTGAGCCGGTGACGTGTAGGAGACGATAAGGACGTTGACCGCCTGTTCGTCTTCCATGAAGCGTTGCAGGGTGTAATCGGTGATGTGGTCATTCGTAAAAGTAACGTCGGGCTCGTAGTATTCCCCGGCCCGAACAATGAAGGCGCCATCGCCACGCTGAGAGAGCCAGCCGTCGCAGGTCTCCAGAATGCGGGTGATCACATCAATCGGCGCGGTAACGTGCTGGAATGGACCGTGGGATTGATAGCGGGGCTCAGTACCGCCCGCCTTGAGGCTTACCGCTTCGTCGCACACGTCGGCAGCGGCAGACCAAACACTCAGCGCCGGAGCGATCCGCTCTGCGAACGAAAATCCCATCCCGTGGTTATCGTTGGTCAGATAGTCGGCCAACTGAAGGATGGGGTTAAACTTGCATTCCCATGTATCGGGATCGTCGTCGTCGTTTCCAGTGTCGCGCCAATCATAAACACGAAGGCAGCGAGCCGTCACCGAACCCTGCGGCGCCCCATTTGGGAAGCGCGTCGGCATGTCGTTACTTTCGACGCCCTTTGCCCAAACGAGCATAGAAGCCACGCCATCGCCCCGGTGTGCTGACGTCCACACACCAGAACCAAGTTCTGAAAAGTCGATGTCGGTCGTGTAGCTTGTTTCGGTCGGCAACCCCAGCCGCGTAAAGACCCGCGTGATGAGATTGCGGTATCTGGGATCGGTCCCGCCGTCGTACCCGATGACATATTTGTTCGAGTCCAGCGTTACCTGGTCATCGTGCAGCCAGTAAGCCTCGATGGCTTCGATTTGCCCGTCGTGGATCGCGAGGACGTCGTAACAATACCGCGTGGCCTCATACAGCATCGCCGGGCCAGAAAGGCGATTGCGGCCATAGGCCGAAACGCGCGGGGATCGCCCGGAGCGATACGGCGTGGCAAAAGATTCCGGCTTTGGAATAGAGGGCGCTGCAAGCATGGCAGAGCCGATGCTGACCCCCGCGTAAACAAGGGCTTGCGTTCCATAAAAGGCGATGGCGTAAACAACCTGGGACGCAGCGAGGCTCGTCACACCAAGTTGGGCCGCCACAGCCGTGACCTTTGCGGCCACGGCGGTAGCAAATGCGGCAACAGCTTCAGCCATGAACCCTCCAGGCCGCAAGTGCCGGAACCCGCGCGCTTGAAAGCCCGCCTTTGGTGATGAAGGCCCAGCCGCTGGAGCCGTGGATTGCTGCGACCGGCATCACCCCGTCATTCGTAAGGGCCGAAATAATGCCGATGTCGCCTTGGGTCGGCGTGTCAGTTGGCGACAGGTCCGCCCGGTCAGCGAGAAGCCCGACCAGACCAATCAACCCGCCGTGACGATGGGCCAGCAATGCCGCGCCCATTTCTGTTGAGTAGGACCAGCCGGGGGCCGGATCGAACCCACGTCGAAGCCGCACCCACCCGCGCACAAGCTGGCAGCAGTCGTGCCGTCCCCACTCAAACCGCCGCTTGCTGGCATCGTCCAGAAACGCCGCTAAGCCGGCCATTTCCGCGTGGTTCCAAGCGAGTAGATATTTGCGCGATCACAGAAGGCATCATCTGCCGATCTGGATCGCTGCTGAACGCCGTTGTAATAGGACTGTCGGGGCCTGCGACGACCCGTGAAAACCGACCCGACCGAAAGGCTTATCGTTCTGATGACTGACAGGTCTTCGCCGGTCGAGCGAGAGATGCGGGGTACGTCGCTTTCGCCCTCCCACACCCACACCGGCGCCGTGGCCCGCTGGTAGTCCTCGTCAAACGCGACGAGCGCAACATGCACCGGGACGTTGCGAACGCTATCGGCCTCGCTATCAGCGAGCGCAACAATATCAGCGGTTGCGCCTGAAAGCGTGAACTCGACCCGTTCGGCCACGCCGTTGATAAGCTGCGAAAGCGCGGGCATGCCCACCAGATCACCGATCCCGGTATAGGTGCCGCCCTGCGTTTCAATGGCGTCCACCGGGAGCGCGCGGTCGCCGACACCGGACCACAATCTGATCCATGTCGGCGGCGACGTGTTGACCGCCTTGATCAGCAGGAACACGGACACGCGGGCGGCGGGCGCGCCGAACAGAAGCGCGTCGTCTTCGGAAATGAAGGCCACTAGAAGGACTCCACGAACGCGACGCCGACCGTGGCAAACCGCCCAAGCTGGAGGTTGAGGCGCATGGCGTTGGGATCGGCCAACCTCATGACGCAGCGGGGCCGGTCGAAATCGACAGTCATGGCGTCAGTCGTCGCCTCGCGAAGCGGGGGGCGGATTTTAACCGTGTGTTCGGTGCCGGAAACCGACGCCACTTTGACGACGCGGTACATGCGCTCGCCTCTCGTCGGGTGCGTCAGCGTGAAATGCTCACCACCGCGCAAGGGCTCGCCGACCGTGATGTCAATGACGACCTGCGTTGCCCCCAATGCAGCGGTTCCAACCGTCTCGGCTTCGATAAGGTAGGACGCATAGCCCGTAGTGTCGGAGAAGTAGGCGTCATCAGAGTGCGGAACGGCGTCGCCCGGATCGACCGGAACACCGGCCACCAGAGGTCGAGGGCCATGACGGAGATCGCAGATCGGGACAATGACGTTCTGCGCGCCGCCGTCAAGAATACCCTCCCACGCCCGCCAGGCTCGCACATGATCCGGGGTGCGCAGGAAAATGCCAGAGAAGGCCAGCACCCAAAGACCGCCACCGTCCGTCCGCACCGCCTGCGAGATGCCGCTGACGGATTGCCCGCCGGTGATTGTGCGCCCCTGTAGGGACGCCTCAAACTCGCGGGACTGGAAAAGATCAATCGGCCAGACGTTCATGTTGACCCTAGCATTTCCTGCTGTTGCCGAACGGCAGAGAAGCCCTTGCGGGTGATGCCAACCGCCGCCGCCGTCGCTCGTGCGGCATAAGATTTCGACTTCTGATCCAGCGCGGCCATCAGTTCGGTGGTCATCACCGCGCCCTCGGCGTGAAGGTGGAACGGCTGGACGATGGTCACGCTGTTACCCTTGGCGACCGGCGAAGCTGCGCGAGCAGAACGAAGGGCGCTGTTGGAAATGACGGTGCCCGACATGCGGGGAATCATCAGCTCCGGCCCCTTTTCGCCGACGATATAGGGAGCGCCGCCAGTCACCGGCCCGCCGGAAGCACGGAAGCCGAAGATGGACATGATGGCGCTGCCAATGCCGCTGCCCTTGCCGCTTCCCATTGCCGACATCATCATGTCGGTCAGACCTTGGGCGAGGTTATCCAACAGCGTTTGTCGCAGAGCGTCGGCCAGATACCGCATGGCGCCGGGGATGCCCTCCTCGAAACCGGTTTCGAGACCGCCGCGAACCGCGCTGTAAATGCCGCCCTCGATCTGTTCGTACTTGGCGGCATCGACAAGTTCTCCGCCGATGGCGAACGGCTTATCAAGCGGTTGGCCAAGCGCAGGGTTTGTGTCGATTTCCTGCGGGGTCATCGAATCCCACAGGGTTTTTGGGTCTATCGTGACCTCTTCAATCACGGCGACGGGGACGTACTTGGCGTCCGCTTTTGGCTTGGCCGTGCGCGTGCTTCCCGCACCGCCCGACGCCCCACCCGGCGCCGTAGTCGGAAGCTGAAAGGCCGACATCACCTTGTCTAGTTCCGCCTGCACCTTGGCTGTTTCGCGGGCCGCTACGGATGCGGCGCGGTCACTGATCAGCTTATCGAGGAGCTTCACATCCTCCGGGTTTGACCGGGCGCGGTTGCCTTGGCGATACCAGTCGCGCGCGTTGGCCAGGTCCCGGTCGGACGCGGCAAGCTGGTTCATCTGGGTTTGAAGGCTATTCGGATCGCGGGTGAGGCGATCCGCTGTCACGCCCTTGATGTCGTCGCTGGCGGCGATGCCTCCGATAAGGGCCGCGCTCGCCCCCGCCGCGACGATAGGATTGGCCAGCAGCACAAGGGAAGCACGCGCAGCGGCGGCCATCTTGATCAGGTTGGACAGACCGGCAATCACCGCCATGATCGGGCCAGAAGCCGCGACCAGACCCAGCAGCGCCAGACCGGCCATTTTTACGCTGTCGGGCATGGCGTTAAACTGCACAAGCAATTCAGACGCGGCCTTGGTCGCCGCCGTGGCCGCCGGAAGGAGGTTCTTGCCAAGCGCGACCGCAGCAGCCTCAAACTCCGCCTTGGCCGCCTTGGTCGAGTTAGCCAGGCTGTCTTTGGTGTTGATCGCGTCGCCATCGGCCTTGACCGATTGCGCCATGATGATGTTCAGCCGGGCCACGGCCTTCTGGGTTTCGGTCGCATCGGTCGTCGAGCCCTTAAAGCCCATGCGGAGAAGTTCGGCCTTCACCGCTGCATCATTGACCGCGACGCCGAACCGCTTAAGCGGCTCCGCCTCACCCGCAATGCCGGACATGATCGCCCGGAAGGCGTCCGCATCCTCGACGTTGAACAGAGACCCGATATCCACCGACCGCGACTGGATGGCCTTGACCATTTCCAGCGCCTGCGTGGCCTCGACGCCGATGCCGGTAAGGACCAGTTGCGCGCGGGCCATGTTGCCCTGCACTTCGGTAAACGACCGCCCCACGTTCTTGCTGTAGGACTCGGCAAACTTGTTCGCTTCGTCGGTCAGCGTTCCGAATGCCACGGAGAAAGCGTTAGCCGTTTCCTCGGCGTCAGACGCAGCCTTGATGGCATAGGCCGTGATCGCCCCGAACGCGACACCGGCGGCCATCGACATGTTGGCGAAGGCGCGACCGGCCTCCTGACCCATCTTGTCGAACTTGGCCTGCATCTGCCTGGTGTTGCGGTCCACAACGCCATTGGCCTTGTCGAGATCGCGCTGCATCCGCCGCACGTCAGCCGAAAGCTGAAAGGTCAGGCGTTCAAGTTCGGTTTGCGCCAAGTTCCGCCTCCCTCGATGCTCTCACTGCGGCTTCAAACTCTTCATCGGTCGGAGCGCGGACCTTTTCAGGAGCGCCGTTCGCCGCTTTCCAGCCCTCAAAGCCCTTGGAGAAGTGCCAAAGGCTGGACCGTGCTACTTGCTCTGGGGGCCATCCCATTGCGGCTCCGGCTCCGTAGATGGCGCCGAAACGGATTTTTCGTCTGGGGAGTCCGTCGCCTCCCCTTGCGGCTCCCCCGCTGGCGCATCCTCGTCAGGCGCCCCGACCAGAGCCGCGAGGATCACGCTTTGCGCGGTGTTCTTCCACATCGCCAGCGAACCAGAACCGGCATAACGGTCCACGAGAATGGCCGCCTTGATCGGGTCCATTTCCGCACCGACAAGGCCCAATCTCAGCGGCTCGCGGATGTCGTTAAGCCGCCACTTGCCGGAGGAAATCCGGTCAAAGATTTCCTCCGGCCCGGCGTCGCACTTCTCCTGCAACTCTTCGAGCTGCCCGATCTTCAGGGCGAAGTCGTGCGCGCCGTCCGCGAAGGGCAGCCTGACCTTTGCGCTGCGGCTCATCAGGTGATGGTCTCAGTCGTCCAGTCGCCGTGCGAGGCCAGCGAGACGTTTGCCGTAGCGTAGTTCTTCGGCTCGCCTTCGATGCCGAACGAACCGCAGTGCATGGCCAGCGTAATGCGCTGCCCGCCAGTGCCGGCGATCTCGATCTTGACGTTCTTGGCGCTCGCGCTCTTGGCGTAGGCCAGCCAGGTCGAGAGCGACGTCTTGTGACACTTGCCGGTCCCAGTGACGGAGATCGAGACCGAACGCTTCAGCCGGTAGATAACGGCGGGCGCGTCGGGGGCGTCACAGTCGAAGACCTCCTCCTCGATCATGTTGGCGTCGATGGTGAACCCGCGCGTGAGGTTGATCATGCAATCGTGGGCGAACACTTCCGGCGATGCGCCGTCGCCGATTTTGACAAGGACCGACTGGCCCTCAAAAACACTTACAGCGGTCATGGCTGCGTCTCCGTGGAATGCCCGGATGGGCGAGGGGCCGACTAGGTCGGTTGGGTGAAGTAGTGCATCTCCACGACCGCATGGCTGGTCAGGCCATCGGGGTCGGCGAAGTACCGGATCGTCTGGACTTCGTGGATTTCGATCTCGTGGCCGGTCACGGTCAGAGCGGCGTCAAGGGCGGTCGCAACAGCGGCGGCAAGGCGCTTGACCTCGACCATGCCAACCCCCCGCGACCAGCAATCAACCTGTGCGTAAACCTCTGCCCCGTCGTGGCATTGGTCGAAGTCCTGAAGCACCTGCACCGGACCAAACGAGACGTAGGGAAAGGCTGCATCCGGCGGGACGCGGTCGTAAACGTCAGTGGCCAGCGCCATAACCACCGTTGATCCGGCGAGGGCCGAATACATCGCGGCCTGAAGCGGGAGCGAGGGATCGTTCATTTACTCAGCCCCGCAATCTCTTTCATGGCCTTGCGGGCGGCTCTCGCGACCCGGTTCTTGACCAGCTTTTTCTTTGACCGGATCACCGGGAAGAAGAACGGTTGCGCCCGCGTGCCTGGGTGCGTTCTGGCCACCTTGCGAGCGCGCTTTCCCGTGGTCCGCTGGCCCTTGGTTCCCGGCGCCGTGCCGAACTCGACAAACCGCGCGTAGAAGGCAACGTCATCCCCGGCATAGACACTGTAGAGAAGCCCGGCGTCGGCGAGGATGCCTTGACGGGCTGACATGTCCTTGCGACGGATGCGGAAAGCCCCCGTCGCGCTTGTGGGTGGCGGCTCACCCTGAGACCAGCCAACCGACCGGCGAAGATCGCCATCGACTACAGGTGCGGCCCGCTCGATGCTGTCGGCCATCTCCGCCGCGTTCTTGGCCAAGGCATCGTCAACAGCGGCGCGCACCGAGTTGGGCAGGCTGGCAAGCTGGCGCTTCAGCCGGTCCAGCCCCTGCACCTTGCTAACCATCGGCGACGCCGCTTTCCGCCGTCATGGTCAGCCAGTGATTGCGGCCTTCAAGGTCAGCGATCCAGCGAATGTTCCACACTCGCGTCGTGTCGCGTTCGTCCACGATCCGGTCCCCGACCAGCACCGTCGCCGTTTGGCTATCCCGGCGCACGGTCAGGTCCCAAAGCCCCGTTCCGGTCAGGCGGGCCGCGAGGACCTCTTCACCGCCACGGGTGGGCAGAAGGCGAGCCTTGCGGGAGGTGACCACCGTGGCCCATGACCCCAAGGTGTTTCCATAGCCGTCCGTCGTGTCAGCGCGGCGCTCAAAGCGGACGCGCTCGCGCAACTCACTTGCGTCGGGTTGCCGCCACATTCGCCTTCTCCGCAGCCCCGGCCTTGATCGCCGCTTGTCCGCACTCGCGCGTGACCAGAAAAACAGACCCGGCCCGATAGGCGATGGTCACGCCCGGCTTGCGGGACGGGATGAAATCGAAGTCGCGGAGAAAGCGCACTCTCATGCCAGCAACCTCCAGAGCGTCCCGTCGATCAGCTCGCGTTCGTTAAACTGCGAATAGGCCAGCGACCGCACCCACGCTTCCCGGTCGGGATAGAGGGGGTCTTCGATTTCCAGATCAGCCCGACCGACCAGAGCCGCTGCGCTGTCCTGGTGGACAAACACCGGGCAACCCATGATGGCCGCCTCAACCGCCGCGTTGCTGCCGTGCGTGACGAGGCAATGCGCGCCCTTCAGATCACGGCTCAGACGATGGCCAGCGGCCTGCATTTCCTTATCGCGGACGATGATCTTGCGGTCCGTCTTGGCCCTCAGCGCCTTGATGGTCCGCTCCGTCCAGCCTTCGATCCCGTGGAACCGTTGATAGGTCGGCGAGGGCTCGGCGACGACGATGTGACTTCCCGCCCGCGACCACGGCCAGAGCGGCGTTGATGCCGCCTGCCACCGATCCGCCGGGACGTCCCACACCTCGCGCATCTGGTAGGCGTTGACCTGCCAGCGGTAAAAGCCGCCCGCCTCTCCGGTTGGAAGGTCGGTCGCAAACACCCGGCGGAAGTATCCCCGGTCCCAATAGACCCAGGTACGCCCGTCAGCCTTCCACTTGTCGATGTAGGGCCGAAGCTCCGGCGTGCAGCCCACGATAGGGATGCGCCCCTTGCTGACCTTGTGATCCAGAAGCGCGAAGTCGCCTTTGACGTAGGCGCCGCCCGCGTTCTGGATTGTGTTCCCTACCCGGTCGAAAAGTTTGACCTTGAAACCGCTCAGGCCATCGGGCCGGAAAAACGCGGTTTGCGCCGGGTCTATAGCCAATGGTCGCGCACCCAGTCGGCGTCGATCTCATCCATTTTTGGACGCCCGTGCATGTAAACGATGCGGCTTTCGCCGAGCCCGTTTGGCCTCACGTCGCACTTGTAGGACGTCACCCAGCCGGGAAACCGCTCGTCAATGAACGTGTGCGAAAAGGTCCGCAGCCACTCCATGTCGTTCTCGCCGCGCCACCGCATAAAGACATCCTTATGTCCTTTTGGGACCAAGGCGATAGCATTGCAGGCGTAGTCCTTTCCCGGCGACCTCGGCAGCGCGAGGCGGTCCAGGTTCACCGTCCAGTGCGCCAGCGCGTCGATGTTCCCGACGATCACCGTATCGAGCCCCACCACCATCAGCGGGCCTTCAATGCGGAACGGCTCGATCATGCATGACCAGTCCGGCGTGTCGGTCGAAAGCCTCTCTTGCTCGATGCCGTCGTCAAACTCGTATTCG